TAAAAAAGAAATATATACAACTGACGCTGGAAGTAAAGCTGGTTATATCTATTTTCGAATGGGAGAAAATTCATATAAAGATTCACAACGAATTCAAGGATATATATCTCAGTCCCCAGGAATTAGTAAATTTAGATTTAAAGTTAAATAATAAGTTATATGAACAAAAAACAAAAACAACATCAACAAATTGTAGCAGGAAATGCATTAGCAGTAAACGTAACCGGAACTGAAATGCTAGATTTAACATATGCATTAAAAACATGGAAGCGTAAAGTTAAGTCGGCAAATATTTTAAATTCGGTTAAAGATCGAAAAGAATACATTAAACCTAGTGTCAAAAACAGATCTGCTAAACAACGAGCTTGTTACATTCAACACATTAAAGATCAAAACAATTAATTAAGTTTATTAACTTATGATGGCCCTAATTTGAAAAAGTTAGGGCTTTTTTACTGTTTTTTCAAACTTGCTTATATTTATATTGGAATACGCTATTTTATCTATATAGCGTTAACGTTTATAAAAAATATTCTATTAAGATTTTTAAATAATCTTATTTCCAAAAAACAAAAATTTAAGGAGTAAACTATGGCAAAATCAGATTTGCTAAAAGAAGCGATTGCTGATGCTCGTGCTGTAAAAGAAACAGCTTTGGCAAATGCAAAAATTGCTCTTCAAGAAGCATTCGTTCCTAGAATGACAGCAATGTTCGAACAAGAACTAGAAAAAGGAATGGAAGAGCCGGGGATGCATTACGAACAAGATGAGCCTGGACAAGAAACCGAAGAACCAGGGATGCATTATGAAGGTATGTATGAGCAAGAGGATCCGGAATCTGGAGCTGATGCTGATGCTGAAGAAGATGTAGAAGGAGTTAATTGGGTTGATAATGACATTTCATTTTCAGTAGGTGGCGACACATATGATTATGAAATTTCAGAACCAGCTGGCGAAGCAGAAGTTGCTGTAGCACCAGCAGCCGGCGGAGATGAATTCGAAGAAGGTGGTGAAGAAGAGGATTTGAATCTAGAATCACTGATCCGAGAATTAGAAATGGATGCCGATGCAATGGGTGAACCAGATACTCTGGAAACAGAGGGTATGTATGAACAAGACGCTGATATGATAGAGCCTGATATGGGTGAGCCTACAGATGAAAGTTACATTGACGAAATCATTGAATCTATTCTTCGAGAAGAAGATGGAGTTGAAGGTGGTGAAGATGAAGATATGGTTGCTCAGTTAGAACAAGAAAAAGAAGTGGTTGAAGGCGAGTTACAAGAAGCTATCCGTACAGTTCGTTATCTTAAAAGTGTTATTAATGAAGTTAATCTTCTTAATGCAAAACTTCTTTACACAAACAAATTGTTCCGCAATTTTGAGTTGAACGAAGGTCAAAAAATGAAAGTGATTGAAAACTTTGACCGTGCCGGTACAACTCGTGAAGTTAAATTAGTGTTCACAACTTTGGCTGAATCATTCAAACGTCCAACTAAGAAGCGAGTTGTTAGAGAGTCTTATGCATCACGACCTGTTGCTAGCACTGCCCCAAGAACTGCTCCTATTTTGAACGAAGGATTTGAATTAGCTGACAGATGGAAAAAATTAGCAGGATTGCTATAATTAATTAAAAAAAAGGAAAAAGAAAGATGAGTATTTCTAATTTATTACAAACGAATGACTTCGTCCAAAGAAACCAAGCCAAAGCTTTGGTAAACAAATGGGAGAAGACAGGACTTTTAGAAGGTCTTAGAGGCGAGACTGAAAAAGCAGGTATGTCTCAATTGCTTGAAAACCAAGCACGTCAATTAGTAAAAGAAGCTTCAGCTACTGGTACAGCAGCTGGATCAGAAGAATGGGCAGGTGTAGCTCTTCCATTGGTACGTCGTATCTTTGCTGAATTTGCAGCTAAAGAATTCGTAAGCGTTCAACCAATGAATTTGCCTTCCGGACTTATTTTCTATCTAGATTTTAAGTATGGTAGTGCACAACCTGGATTTGATGATGATAATTTGAACCGCACAGGTAATCCATTTGGAAATCATAACGCGTTAGACTCCATGTTTGGTGTTACTACTACTGGTTCTGATGCAGCAGGAGGTCTTTATGGTGCTGGTCGTTTTGGGTATTCAATTAAATACACGACCGCAGCTTCAAGTACTCAAGCAGCTACCGGATCCGCTCCTGGATCTGCATCTGTTAATTATGATGGTGCTTATACGCCTTCATTAGCTTCTTATAAGACTGTAACTGTTAATGTTCCAACTGATGCTGATTTGTATGCAGTTCGTTCATTTACATTCGCGTCTGGATCTGCTGGAACTGAAATTGTTCCGATTCAAGCATTTTCAACTATCGACAGCAATTACACTGCATCATTCGTTGTTACTACAGACCAAGCAACTAAAATTCAGACTGCAATCAGTGCATCTAACTTTAGCTTAAGCTATAGCAAACAACCTACTGATATCAGCAGAGGTGATTTTGAAGATACAAATCCATTTAAAGGTTCTGGTACTAATACTGGTATCGATGATGGTACGGATATCGACATCCCAGAAATCAACCTTGAAATGCAATCTGAGCCAATTGTTGCTAAAACACGTAAGTTGAAAGCAGTTTGGACTCCTGAATTTGCTCAAGACCTTAATGCTTACCACTCAATCGATGCAGAGGCTGAGTTAACATCAATGCTTTCTGAGTATGTATCAATGGAAATCGATCTTGAGATCCTTGATATGTTGATTTCAGCTGCTCCTACAACTGAGTATTGGTCGGCATTAAATAACAATTTCTGGAACGGATCTGGGTTTACTCAGTCTGGTGCTGGTGCAGCTACTGCAGTAGGTGATGGATATTACAATACACAAGGTGGTTGGTTCCAAACTCTTGGTACTAAACTTCAAAAAGTAAGTAACAAGATTCACCAAAAAACATTGCGTGGTGGTGCTAACTTCCTAGTAACATCTCCAGCGGTAGCAACTATCCTTGAGTCTATCCCTGGATTTGCTGCTGACACTGATGGTACTAAAATGGAATTTGCTGCAGGTGTTCAGAAAATTGGTTCAATCAATAATCGATACACTGTATACAAAAACCCATACATGTTAGAGAATGTAATCCTTATGGGATTCCGTGGAGCACAGTTCCTTGAAACAGGTGCTGTATTTAGCCCATATATTCCTCTAATCATGACTCCATTGGTATACGATCCGGTAAACTTCACTCCACGTAAAGGTGTCATGACACGTTACGCGAAGAAAGTAGTTCGTCCAGAATTCTACGGAAAAGTATACGTTCATGGTTTAAACACTCTTTAATAGTTAGTTAAGTTAGTTGATTAACAAATTAATGAATTAAAGAATTGAAGGGGCGGCCGAGGGTCGCCCTTTTTTACTGTTCAATATTTATATTAAAGGAACATGTATGGCAGTACCTTATAACAAATATTCAATGCAGGTTATAATTCGATATGATGGTCGACTGGTAGATGTATTAGATCGTATACGTGCGATTAGTTTAGTATTAATGGTGCATATTGAACAAGACTTAGGCCCGGATAAAGAATTAGTAACTATCAAAGTAATGACTCCAAAACCTCCGCATGATACATATAGGGCTTTGCGTCAGGCTTGTTTAGGAAAAATAGAAACTCTTAAAGATATGACGTTACGAGAATCTACACTTACAAAATTATTTTAAAATTTAAACTATAGGTTATTATGGCAACTTCAAACAAGGAAAAAACACCACCAAAAAACGATATTAAATTTTCAATAACGTTATCAGAAGAACAAAAACTTGCAAAAGCTAACATCATAGAAACACCGTTTAATTTTATTTTAGGCAAAGCTGGTTCTGGAAAAACATTGTTAGCAGTTCAAATTGCATTGGATATGTTTTTTAAACGGCAAATAAACAAAATTATTATAACAAGACCTACGGTATCAAATGAAGATAATGGATTTTTACCAGGATCATTAAATGAAAAAATGGAACCATGGCTTGTACCAATTCGTAGCAATATGCGTAAGGTTTATAATAAACCGGAGATATTAGACAAACTGGAAAAAGAAGAAAACATAGAATTAGTTTCTTTAGCACATTTCCGCGGACGTACATTTGATAATGCAATTTGTATTGTGGATGAGTTTCAAAATTTAACAAAACAACAACTACAAATGGTTTTAACCAGATTAGGAAAAGACAGCATTATGATATTAACAGGCGATCGGTATCAGATTGATTTAAAATTTAATAATGATTCTGCAGTGCATGAAGTTCCTAAATTAAAACCATCAAAATATGTCAATGAAATTATTTTAACAGATAATCACCGACATCAGGCATTAGAAGAAATTTTAAATCTTCTAAATGAAAAATATTGATATTTATAATAAAAAGGAGGCGAGATGGATTACAGTGCAAATAAACCGATATGGCCTGGGTCTTCATCATTCACTACTGGTAGCACACCATTTGGTTTTTTTGATACCGATGCACTGTTTCAATCTCACGCAGATAAATTTGCAAAATATGCAGCACAACATGTTGGATATCCTATAATGGATGTTGAATTACAAGACATCAATTTTTATACAGCATTTGAAGCGGCAGTTATAGAATACTCAAATCAAGTCAATCAGATTAACATTGTTAACAACTTGATGAGCACGTTGGGTATTCAAACCGGTTCTAGTTTTTTAACCAGCCAAGGGTTTACTGGAGCGGTAGTTGGAAATTCTTTAGGATATATTACTAAATTATCTAGAGCATATGGTACCGAAGCCGATTCTGGCGGTACGGTGAAATGGCGTAAAGTTAAATTAGAAATGATTCCGGGACAGCAAACATCTGCAACTAGTTCTATAGAAATTAAAAGAGTATTACATAATCCACCTCCGGCAATTGTTCGTTACTTTGATCCATTTGTAGGAACTGGATTAGGTTCTCAACAATTATTAGATTCATTTAACTTTGGAGGATTTTCTCCTTCGATTAGTTTTATGATGATGCCAATACATGCAGATTTATTAAGATTGCAAGCAATTGAATTCAATGATCAAGTACGTAAGTCTCATTATTCATTTGAGATACATGGAGACGATATTAAATTTTGGCCAATCCCAACTGCCGGTACTGGTAGTTCAGCATCTAGTATATTTTATGGACAGGTTTGGGTAGAATATGTATTTTCTGAAGAAAAAGATAAAGATGCTTTATTATTTGGTAATTCCGCACTTTTAACGGGAGTTGTAAGTGACGCGTCTAATATACCATATAAGTATCAAACATACAGTAGCATTAATGATATGGGGCGAGCTTGGATCATTAAATACGGTGCCGCATTAGCAAAAGAAATGTTAGGATATGTTCGCAATAAATATTCTTCGATTCCAATTCCAAATGCCGAAGTAACACTTAACGGATCTGATCTAGTATCACAAGGTCAAACTGAGAAAGAAGCATTGATAACACAGCTTCGTGAATTTTTAGATAAAATGACCAAAGAACAGATGTTAACTCGCCAAAATGCAGAAGCTACCCAAATGAGTGAAATCTTAGGAAAAGTTCCATTGAAAATTTATGTAGGATAAGAAAATGGCTTTATTTGGTGGAATACGAGATGCAAGATTTTTAGCTGCGATTAATTCGGAGTTATTGAATTTTATTGTGGATACGGAAATAGAATTTTATAAATTAATCGTTGAACGTACAGAATCGAATATATATGGCGAATCTGATTCTAAATCATACTATGATTCTATTTTAATTCCTTGCCTAATAACTAAAGATGATAAAACTGCAACCATGGATGATTATGGTCATAGTTATACCAGAACCGCACAATTTGCTATTTCCAGAGATATTCTAGAACGAGCAGATTTTATGCCAGAAGTCGGAGACATAGTATTTTGGGATAATGAATACTATGAATTAGAAAATGTTGACATTAAACAATACTTTGTTGGTAAGAATCCAGTAACATGGCCAAACGGAGATCAGCATGGTTATAGTGTATCAGTGTTATGCAATGCTCATGCAACTCGTCAAACACCTGCGGGTATTAAAAATTTAAGAAGAGGCGGAACAAATGATTTTGCATATAAAGGATTTTAATGCCTAGATTGAACAGACAAAATATCGACCGGAAAACTAATAAACCCGAACCAAAACGTACGGAAGGTTTAACGGATGATTTATTGTTAAATCGGTCAGAACAATTACGACGAGATGATGATGTCATTCGTACCCCGAAACGAACAATTTATGATATTGATTATGCAATTAAATGGTTTATTGACAATGAAATACAGCCACAAATAACTGCTAAAGATCAAGTTATACCAGTACCATCTATATTCGCAAGTGGTGAAAAATGGGATAACGTTCGTAGATTAGGATATCTTCGGGATGAAAAAGGTATGCTTCAATCTCCTATCATTATGTTGAAACGTAATTCGGTAGCAGAACGTGATGCATTACGTACATTGGATGCTAATCGACCACAGTCAGAAAACGTACGAATATATAAAACTCGTTATAATGAAAGAAATCGATATCAAGATGATCTATTTCCAATACCATTAAATGATCCTGCTAATTCTGAAAAGGTATATGTTATAGATATTCCTAAATATGTAACAGTAGAATATGATATGATGTTGTGGTGTGATTTCACCATACAGATGAATTCATTGGTAGATCAAATAATGCCATATGGTAGATTTGCATGGGGCAATGAAAACAATAAATTTACTACATCATTGGGAAGTATAAGTTTTGAAACTGTGAATACGGTTGGAGAAGATCGATTAGTTCGTGCAACAATTCCATTAACAGTACTGGGAACATTGTTATCAGAACAAGAAGCTCGTCGGTCTACCATAAAAAAAATGTATTCAGTTAAAAAATTATCATTCAATCAAATTGTTGATGTTGCAGAAGATATTTTTAATACAACTATAGTACCGCCAGCATTATTACAAGCACAAAGCTATGTAAGTAGTGGAGGAAGTGTTACAGTAACTGGCGGAACCAATGTAGATATTGATGCAAATACAATGTCATATTTAACTACATTGTCAGATAAAACCGCAACATATTCATCTGGTACTACCGTAACAGTTACGGCATTAGCAAAAATTAATCCAGTAACAAATACCGTAGCTACTAAAAATGAATTCAATGTGTATATCAATGGCCAATATATTGATAAAGTGGTATATACTTGGACACCATCTGACACCGGAAATCAAACAATTATATTTGATACTGCCACATTAGGATACACCATAGATCCTAGTGACGTGATAATTATAAACGGGAGA